ATCGGGCGGCGCGGGTCGCTGCTCAATTGCTGCTCGTAGCTGGCCGCCCCGACGAGGTAGTCCTCGACAAGCTGCTCAAGGAATGTGCCCCACGAGTCCGAGTCGTTCGGGTGGCGCAGGCAGTAGGTAACGATTTCGGCGCGGCGCTTCCAGTCCGGGCGCGGCTTGCCGTGCTTTACGGGCCGGATTTCCCACTCCAGTTGCCGGATGGGGTCCTTGATGACATTGATCGCCCGGCGGCAGTACGTCGTGCGGGTGAATGCCCGCAGGTTGATCGGGACGGGCTTGTACACCGCCTGATGATCGACCAGCGGCGCACCCAGTGGGGTGAAGCGCGGATAGATGTAGCTGTCGCGCTCCGGGTGTGCCTTGCGCGCAGCCGCCGAGAACAGGCCCGCAATGGCGCGACCTACCGGGTTGGGCGCAGGTGACGGTTTGCGCCCGAATAGCGTGTCCAGGAATCCCATCAGATCGGCAGGCCGCCGTAGACCAGAGGCGTTGCCGCAGGCTGGAGCATGAGCGCGCTCAGAGCGTGGACCATGGCGTCGGCAGCGTCCGGGGAGCGGTCGCCCAGGAACCCCGCCGTGCTGAAGTTCGTCATATTGTCCTCCAGTCCCTCGAAAGTGCCAACGTGGAATACGCGGCCCGTCTCATACAGTGCGGCAATAGGCTCGGCCCGCAGCACCTTGCCCCGTGTCGCCGTGATGATTTCCAGTGGTGCGCGCGGGTCATAAGCCTGGAGCACGGCGCGGACCATATCGCCGCCGAAGTTCTTCTCGGCGATGATCTTGTCGGCGCAGTACTCGCGGTAGGTTTCGACGGCGATGCGCGCCCAGGTCTCAGGCGAGTAGCGGCCTGTACGGTCTGCCAGCACATAGCCGTTGCCGTCGATGCCGAGGCCGCAGACCGAAATGCCCACCTGGTCGGAACGGAAGTTCTCGGGGCCGGAGCATCCCGACGGGTCCACCGCCACCACGATGCGCGTGAGCATCGGCATCTGCTCGGGCCGGATGCGTTGCCGCTCGATGATGTCCAGCGTCCAGAGCGCGTTGTCGATCTCGGCCACATAGCGCCCGTCCAGGAACCGCCGCCGCTGCTTCTCTGGCAGCGCCATGAGGCTGGCGATGTAGTCCGGGTCAATGTTCTCTGCGTTGTCCGCCGGGTTGATGAACAGGCTCCGGTACTGCTCCGGGTTCGCTATCGGCTGGTTCGTGCGCGGATCCTTGCCCTCGATGAACAACTTGTACGTCCAGTGCCCAGTGCCGGTCGGGTTCAGGTCGTAGAAGGCTTTGTTCCGCTGACCGTCTACACGCTGCGCCAGTCGACTGAGGGCCGTGAGTACGCTGTCATACGGTATCTGGCTGCACTCGTTGAAGTACAGCGTGGCGAACTCCATGCCGAGAATCTTCTCGACGCGCTCTTTCTCGTCCAGCCCGGCGAACCATATCTCGCTGCCGTTCGGGAGCACCCCGTAGCCGTCGTTGCGGTTCAGCTTGATGGTGAGGCCGGGGAATGCCGTCTGCATCACCTTGGGCAGCGTATCCATCACCACCGAGGCCTTGAGCGCGTTGTACCTCAGCCGGAATATGGCGTGCCGCGATTCGGCCTTGAGCGCACGGATAAGCAGGGCGCGGGTGAGCAAGTATGTTTTGCCGGAGCGCGAGCCACCGACCAGCAGAGTGTGCCGCTGCTCACCGCCCAGAAGCCGGTTTGCCTCGCGCTGCTTGGGGGTCAGCGCCATGGCTTACAGTTTGTCGTCGTCCTGGGTGATGACGATTTGCAGGGGGCCGGAATCGGCGCCGACCAGCGCCTTGGAGTCGATGTATTTCCGGGGCTTGAGCTTGGCCGCGATCCACTTGCGAGCGTCCACCCGAAGCGCCGCCGATTGCACGTCCGCGATCTTTCCGCCCTCGGAACTGTCCGCGATTTCAATGATCTGGTCGGCGTAGGTGTCGGCCTGGTCTTCCTTTGCTCGCGTGTACATCTGGCAAAAGTCTTGGTGATCCACCAGCCAGCGGTAAATCGTCCGGTTGTTGGGCATCTCGGCGTCTTGGCAAATCTGATTGAGGGTCTGCCCCTCCTGAATGCGCGCGCAAATCTCAAGCGCTAGTTCAGTCGAGTAGGTGGTGGGCCTTCCCATACCCATCGCGCACCCCCATATAAGCAAAAGCCCCGATCTCGGATGAGGTCAGGGCATAACATTGAAGCCATTAGCACAAATGATAGTCTGGAGCGTGGGAAAAGTGTACATCGCCATTTGCCGTCATTCGCCGTCATACATGCGCAAGACCCGCCAAACGGCGTCAGGAGGCGACAAATTGGTACACATTTCCAAAATGGTTTGCCGGTACAGACGCCCAAGGTATTGGGGATTGTAGCCCAGCATCCGGGCGATATACCGCAGCTTTTCGCCACCAGCGCGCATCCAGACGAGCTTGCGGACCATGACGGGGTAGGGTTCCATGGCCTCGACGGCGAAGTCAAAGAGCGCGATCTCGTCGGCGGTACAGGGTTGGCGGGTGAGCCGATACTCAATCTCTTCTGGGTCATCGGTGGAGCGGCCTGCCACGATATGGCGGAAGACGTTACCCGGCCCCAGCGACTTCACCGGAGGCAGCCGTTTGGCAACATCCAGGGCAATCACCAGCATGCGGCCGACCTCACGGTCTTGCACGCTTGGCCTCGTATTTCAGGATTTCGTCCAAGTCATAGCGCACCAGGTACCCGAGCCGTTCCCATGGTGGTCCGCGTCGTTCTGCACGCATGCGCTCCAGGGTGCGGACGGAGACTTGCCAGCGGTCGGCCAGTTGCTTTGGTGTGAGCTTCATCGGTCGTAATCCTCCGCCCTCGATTTGGCATCGGCCAGCGACCCGAAGATTTCCGCAGGCTCATCGCGTTTTCGTAATTCCCAAAGCGAATATCTGGCTTCTTCGCGGTGCAGGGATTTTGAGATTTGCCAGCGCCCGCACTTTGAACGGATAAAGTATTTTTGATGCCTGTCGGACAGCCACTCAATCATCTTATCGCCCCCATAGACCCAGAAATTGTCTGGAAAACCCCTATCACCGCAAAGCCCTCCCCACCCTCCGGATAATGTGCGTCAGGGCATCCCGCTCCAGGCTGGTCAGTCGCTCGTCCTCGATGCTGATAAACCCCATGCTCAAGGCCTCCTGTCGCAGTTCCTGCCGTTCCTCTTTGCTGAGAGGTGCGCGATACTCTTTGTGCCAGCGCGGGACGGCAAATCGCGTCATTCGGCCACCAGCGCGTAAAGGCCCACAGCGGGGAGATAGCGCGCTATCCTGCGGCTCTCCATCGTTCGCAGTGTGTGCTTCACATCGTCGGCGGATTGGGGGCGGCAATAACGGGCTATCTCCATACTCATGTAAGGGCCGCGCTTGAGGAGGCTGATAATCTGGCGTTCAAGGTCGGTCATACGTCTGTCTCCAAGGCAGTACGGATGCGCTCGAGCCGTTTCTCGAATTCCATGTTCTCCCTCCACAGCTCATCACACCCCGCCGCCAGCCGGTCGTTCATAGCCCGGATCTCGGCGTTTTCCCTTCTGAGCATGGCCAGTTCGTGAATAACCGCCGTGATGGCTGCTATGGGGTCGGTAGCTGGATTTTCTGGAGAGGCCGTAATTTTGCCCTCTGTCACGTTTTCCGCACCGTTCTGGTAGGTATGTACCACCTCGGTGTCCTGCGTCGATTCTAGGGCCGTTTCCGTGGCAGGAATGGGCATTTCTTCCGTGGGGTCTCCGGTCGCAACCAGCATAATCAAATCGCTCTTTTCAATCACGTCCCCCTGCTTCTTGAGCGCGTACAGAGATTTCGCCACCTGCTCGCGGGTCAGGTCGGTGGTTTTGACGATATCCGCCCGTGACAATGGGCCGTTGCGTAGTGCTTGCCGGATGGTGTCGGCATCGGTGTAGTAGCCGAGGGTTGGGGTGGTCATGCTGTTTTCCTTTGATAATCAATCGTGTTCCGGCTTGTTCCGCTATGATGATGGGATAGTGGAACATTTTTTCCTTTACGAATGCGCCCTGTACCACTAGTTCCACTATGTTCCACTATAAATTAAAAACTAAATAAAGAAGGGGGACAGGTCACGCACATAAAAACAGTTTGTCATCGCACTTTATACCGGAACAAGTGCCACAGCTTTGATTCCGTTGAGAAATCAAGCGGAACACCTACCGGAACGCTACCGGAACAGCGGAACAGTGCTGTTTTTATTCGATTTTCCACCATACCCGCCGAGAAATCCCATCCACGCGCTTCTTCCCTCCGACATATTTCAGTATCTGAAGACAGGCGGCCACCCGGTTCTGATCCTTCTGGCCTACCCTGGACATCTCAAATCCGATGGCCTCAATCAATATCTCCACAGTGGACACATACTGCCTTCCGCACGTTGCCAGCCACTTGCGAATAGGCTCCTGCCACGGATCTGTCTCCTGAACAGCTTCCTGAGCTTCAGCTGTCTCATCATCGGGCGTATTCCACCAGTCCTCTCCCTGAGTGTAGCGCAAGAATGCCTCGGCCCAAAGCTGGTCGCGCTGGTGCCGGACGTAATCCAGGTTAACTTCCGCGACGTTGACAGGCCAGAACCGCCGCGCCCCGGTTGCATCGCGATTCCAGGTGTCATCGTTGGTGGTGCCGATGAATACGCACTGCCTTGGGTAATCCTTGGCGAAATGCGCATAACTGGCCCGGTAGGTGTCCATCTTGGCCGACAGCATCTGCTTGATTTTCGTCCAGTCGGCGTTCCTGAAGCTGTGCAGCTCCCCGATCTCGACAATCCACTTGCCTCTAAGCGCCTGGTAGAAATCCTTGTTCGCTGGCGACTCGGTGGTCTCTGCGTACCAACTGAAGTCCGGCAGCAGCTCGCGCACTGCTGAAGTTTTCTTTATGCCCTGTTTGCCCATGAGCACCATCATGGTATCCATCTGGCAGCCAGGATTCATGGCGCGGGCCACGGAACCGATGAGGAACTTGCCTCCCACGGCCTGATGGTAAGGTGTGGAAGGCACGCCGAAGGCATCAGACAGCCACATATCGATGCGCGGTGTCTTGTCCCATACCAGTGCGGCCAGATACTCCTGCACCGGGTGGAACGGGTTTCTCTTGGCGTATACCTCAATGGCTTCAAGAGCCTGGCCCGTCTTGAAGTCCGCAGAGATCTGCTCGGCAGCCCAGAACGCGAACTCCGCCGCGTCCTGGTCGTGGATCTCCGCCCGATGCTCCTGCAGGAACGGCGGCTTACCGCGCCACACCGGCTTGTCTGCCAGCATGTCCCAGCCCAACGTATCGCGCAGCGCCGGAGTTCCGAGTAGCAGCACCAGATTGTAGGTGACGGCCTTCATGCCGCCGTTGTTGTTCATGCGGAAGGCTGGTGCTGGGCCTGCGCTTGCCGCAATCCTCGGCGTTTCGTCCACAAGGGCAATCTGCCCCAGGCCGTCCCAGTCGGCGGCATCCCAGCCGGGCTTGTCAGGATTCATGCGCGGCACGTCCACCAGACGCACCGAGCTTGCGATGCCGCGCAGGCAGGATCGTACCGTCGCCGCGTATTTCTGCCCAGGCGCGTCGTTATCCGGCCAGATAATCACGTCGCGCCCGGCGAGTGGGGACCAGTCTGACTTTCCGCCCGCGTTTGAGCCACCTTGGGAGGTAACGCAGGCATGGCCCAGCTTGATGAGGGCATCGGCTGCTTTCTCGCCCTCGGTGACATAGACGGGACCACCGCGCGTAAGCGTCTGTAGTCCGTACAGCGTCCGTGGCTCGGCTGGTGCGCCAGCCTGCCACGATCCGTCCGGGCGCTGCTTGAAAAACGGGATGGTGTCCTTCCCGTCGGCGTCCTCGAATCTGGCCACGTAGCCTACGATTTCTCCGTTCTGGGTGACGTAGGGGTAAATCTTGGAAAGCCGTTTTTCTTTCCAGTTCCCTGGGATGCCTTTGGGTCGCATGGGCTCTACCTTTGCCATGGTAGACGGTTTTTGTTGTGCCCAGAGGCCTAGGCCGCGCAGAGCCTCGATGACAGACTCCTGAGAACATCCGGCATGGCAGTGAACCAGCGTCCGGCCATCCGGCGAGTCGGCCACCGAAAGGGATGGGTCACGGTCGTCGTGTGCCGGGCAGCGGCAGGAATAGCCTGTTGATGTTTTGGAAACGCGGCCACCGATGGCGGCGGCAATGGATCTGGCCAGCGATTCCGCGCTGGATGATGAATGGGGATCACGCATTAGTGGGGTTCCTCGCTACGGCGCTGAAAGAGAAAGCAGCAGGCCGATAGCGAGTCGGTTTTTCGGGAGGCCACCCTAGCTGCGTTGTCATGCTACCATCACTTGCGCGCGGAGACAATCAAGACAGCTTCCTCCACACTGCGAGCCACGCCAGCCAGCGCCCCGAACTCCTGCATGTGACTGATGAACGCTCGCTGCTCAGACCGCACGCGCCCCGTCTGTGTTTTCACCTCGATACCGACAGCAACAGCAACCGTCCGCCCAACCATATCCGGGGTGATGACCGTCCTGCGCCATCCGATGAGATCCGGCGAGCCGACGGCGAGGCCGAAGGGAATCCGCGCTCCGTCCCTCACGCACACGCCCACGTTGTTCCGAAACAGCCGCACGTCGCCGCGCGACAGCTCACGAATGCGGTCCATCAGATCAGCCTCACGCATGGCGCTTCTGCCTCGCCTCATATCGGCGATATGCCCAGCCTGGCTTGTAACCGCGCTCGCGGGCCAGATTGAGCAGGTCCTGCAGCGTCTGCGCCTGGGCTTCCTGCCGCCGCCGGTTCCGGGCCATGGCCACACGCTGTTCGTCGGTGATCTCCACAATCTGGGCGGACTCGTCCACCTCGACGGTGCTGTTATCCTCACGCTCGCGCTGATACCCGCACTCCGGGCACTCCCGCCTGGCTGCCGGGTAGCTGGCAAAGCATTCCGGGCACACTGACACCGGCGCTTCCCGCTTCGCACCTGCGCGTTTCTGCTTGCCCTCAAGGCTCCACTCGCGCTCGTCGTCGGAGAATCCGTGGGCGTGACAGCAACCGGCGTGGTCCAGAATGAGGCAGTCGCTCTTGCCGTCCAGGGTCCGCAGGCCGCGCCCGACCATCTGGAGATAGAGGCCCATGCTCATAGTCGGGCGGGCCAGCACGACGGCGGAGATGCGCGGGTTGTCGTAGCCCTCGGTCATGATGCCGACCGAGGACACGACGGTCGTTTCGCCCGAGGCGAACCGCTGCAGAATCTGATTGCGCTGCCATAGCGGCGTCGTGCCGTCCACATGCTCGGCGCGGATTCCGGCTGCCCGGAACTCGGCCACGATGTGCTGCGAGTGGGCGATGTTCACCGCGAACACCGCCGTCGTGCGTCCTGCGGCGATGGCCTTCCAGTGGGCCACGATGTTTCCCACGAGGTCGGGCTTATCCACGGCGATGGACAGCTCGCGCTCGTCGTAGTCACCGCCTTTCGCGCCCACCTTGGTGAGGTCGGGCCGCTCCGGCGCGTAGTGGCGCGGGCGCACGAGGTAGCCCATGCGGATGAGCTGCGGCACGGTAGAGACCGACACGATGTCGCTGTACAGCGCCGAGAGCGGCTTGCCGTCCGCCCGAACGGGTGTGGCCGTGAGACCGAGCACCACAGCCTTGGGATAGGCCGCCACGATGTCAAGGTAGGACTTCGCAAGGCTCAGGTGCGCCTCGTCGATGATGATGAGGTCCGCGTCCGGCAGCTCGCGCTTGGCGAGCGTCTGCACGCTGGCCACCTGCACGGCGAGGTGCGGTCGGCGGCGCCAGTGGGCGGCCATGATGATGCCGTGGTCGATGCCGAATTCATCAAGCTTGCGGCTGACCTGGTCGATGAGCTCCTTGCGGTGAGCCAGGAACAGCACCCGCGATCCGCGCTGCGCCGCGCTTTCGATGATGGCGCTGGCGACTACCGTCTTGCCGGCCCCGGTCGGCGCTTGCAGAATCAGCCGCCGCTTCCCACTGCGGATGGCCTTGCGGGCGTCCTCCACGGCGCGGATTTGGTAGGGGCGGAGGGTGATCACGCGGCATCATCCCCGAATATATCGGGCCGCAGTGCCTCCCGCGTCAGCCTGCGATCCGCCTTGACGAGCTTCACGACTAGCTCGGCGCTAGGCGTCTTGCGTCCGGTAGCGCACTGATAGAGGTATTTAGGATTTCTGCCCACGGCCTCAGCCAATCGGCACAGCCCCTTGAATCCGTCTGCTTTGTACAGGTTGTATAGGTTCATTTGTCTATAGTAGCCAAAGGATGCCCGTAATGCAAACTCAAAACCTACAGAATCCTAGTACGGTCTTATAAAAACATTTTGGGAATACATAAAACGCGCAGCTATTGCACATCAAGGAGCTAGCAGCTACCATTAACTTATTAAAGCCGCTTCATATTGGGGCGCACACACAAGGAGCAATATCATGGACGAAAAGCAAGACAACCCTTACGAAGCAAAGCAGAAAGCCAGGCAAGCGCGATATGCGCACCTTGCGGAAAAGATGCGGCTACGGGCACAGGAACGGTTAGACCAAGCCAAACGCATGGCGGATGTCATTCCTTTTGGTCAGCCTATCCACATCGGCCATCACAGCGAAAAAAGCGACCGTCGTTTTCGGGAGCGCATTCATCAGAATTTCGGCAAAGGCTTCGCACTGCTCAAGAAAGCGGAGCATTACGAGCGCAAGGCCCAAGGCGTAGATACATATTCCATCAGCGCCGATGATCCGGATGCCCTGAGGAAGCTAAAAGAACGGGTGGCGAATCTGAAGTCTCTTCAAGAACGGATGAAGTCTGCAAATATGGCTATACGGCAAAACGCCAAGGCGGGGCTAGAGGCACAGCAAGCCGCACTGGAGGGCTTGGGCTTCAAGCCAGAGCAGGCCAAGAGCATGCTGACCCCGGATGTTATGGGCACGGTGGGCTTTGCGTCTTATTCGCTCAGCAATAATAACGCGAACATCAAGCGCCTAGAAAAGCGTATCAAGGGCTTGGAAAAAGCCAAGACCCTGGAAGATCGGGAGACGAAATATGCCTGGGGCAGTGTCCGGGAGAACAAGGAAATCAACCGCATTCAGTTCCGTTTCGATGGCAAGCCTGACGAAGGGGTCCGCAATCTCATGAAGTCCAGCGGTTTTCGCTGGGCGCTTTCGGAAAGTGCCTGGCAGCGGCAATGGACGGGCAATGCCGTCTATGCCGCGCGCGAAACCATCAAACTGCTAAATGAGATGATGCTGCCTGAACAGGCGTCACATCTCGAGCACAAATAAAATTATCACCTGACATATAAAAACATTTTGGGGCAATCGGGAGCTACTGGCTATTGCACGTTTGGAAGCATTGGGCTACTATTACCCCATCGAAGCCGCACCACCCCGGCGCGGCAAGTCTGTAACCAAGGAGCAATGCAATGAGCAATTATATTGAAGATATGGCAGCTGACGAATACGAATACGCGGGACTCCAGGATTACATTAGAGAATCCGAAGAAGCACTGCCCGCAAAATGCCGTGCGCTAGTTGCAGAACAATCACCGGGCGCAAGTGAGGAGCATTTTGAAGAACTGGTAAACAGATTGATAGCGCGAGTACGCAAAACTGGGGAATACCCAGCGCTTGCTTGGCAAAATATGTAACCAGTTTAACGCCGTGCCATAGCCCGGCGCGGCACATTAGGAGACACAAAATGGACCTACTAAACCGCTTTACGAATGCAGTCATTTTCTCAGCAGAAGTCGAGACCGTTAAAGAATTAGTACTGGCAGCAATTGCAGCGAGCGTCGACCTGAGCAGTGCCAACCTGCGCTATGCCCACTTGCGCGGTGCAGACCTGAGCGGGGCCAACCTGTGCTATGCCCGCTTGAGCAGTGCCCACCTGAGCAGTGCCGACCTGAGCGGGGCCGACCTGCGCGGTGCCGACTTAAACGATGCCGACCTGCGCCATGCCAACTTGCGCGGTGCAGACCTGAGCGGGGCCAACCTGTGCTATGCCCACTTGAGCTATGCCAACCTGCGCGGGGCCAACCTGAGCGGGGCCGACCTGAGCTATGCCAACCTGCGCGATGCAGACCTGAGCGGTGCCGACCTGAGCGGGGCCAACGCAAAAATCAACGGGCACTCTGTGATACAAATCAATGGCCTTGCGTATCCTATCCTGATAACCGATACCCATCTACGCGCTGGCTCCCAAAATCACACGTTTGCCGAATGGCGGTCGATGAGTAACGAAGAAATTGTGGCGATGGACGGCAAGAAGGCAACCGAGTTTTACCCCGTACTAATCGGCATTATTGACCTGCTTTGTAAAGACCGTGAGGTGTCTAATGTTTGATTACGCAGCCCCCACGCAGATAGACCGCCTAGCCGGAGCACATCAACGCTATCTCGACGACCAGGCCGAGGCACAAGACCGCGCCGAGAAGTTGCGCGAGAAAGCCGCAGCTTGGCTGAACCACGCAGACAACGTCTTTGAAATATCAGGCTGGTTTTCGGACGCGCAATACATCGAGATTGCCCGGCTGGATGCGCTCATCAACTACGAACTATCGCGCCCTTATAGCGGCCAAAATATGTCCGAAATAGACGTGGGTATCCGCGAATACGCGGAAGAGAAGCGAGAAATCTTCATTGATTGCGCTGTGCAATACGCGGACCGGTTTGACAACTTTGAAGATGGGGTGCAGCGATGACCGCCCCGGACTTCCTACAGCAGATCAAAGAAGCAAAGACAGATATGCATCTGGTCGGGCTGCTGGCACTGATTTTCTCCGGGAGAGATATGGCCGTAATTATTGCCGCTCTCACCAGAGCCGAAGAATTAGCGGTAATGCAAAAAGGATTGAAGTCATGAGCACTTACACCGAAATTAAGAAGACCAAGAAGCAAAGCGCGGCACTGAAATACGCGGTTCTCTCCGTGGTCGCAGTAGGGATTATTGGCGCTGTATTTATGGCGGGTGGCAAAGAAGGCTACGGATACGGCTACCACAAGGCCATTGCTGCCGTCCGTGCCGCTGTACAGGAGAGCCAATATCCGACGGTTAAGGTTGTGTGGCCGAGCAAAAAGCCCATCGCCATCATCAGCGGCGGTATATGCCAGCCGGTCGGCTCGGCACGGGAATTGCCCAGTTTTTATCACATCGAGTACGTCAGCCCATACGACCGCCCCTGCGGTCCAGGCAAGCCCGGCCAGCCGTATCAAGACAGTGCGGCACTGGCGGCCATTACGCGGGCGGTGCAGAAATGATCGTC